TAATAAAGCTAAATTCAGGATGCTGGTCGGTCTGCCGTTATACCGCAGCTCGTTTTTTGAGATGCCTTCCTTGCGGAATCCGATTGCCCGGGCAACAGTTTCAGCAGGCTTATTGAACGTCGGGATCTGAGCAAAGATTTTATTCACTTTCAAATCAGCAAAGAGATACCGGCAGAACATCCGGAGAGATTCCCGGGCGGGGAAGAATCGTCTCGCCTTTCCGGTTGCTGCTGCTTCGATATAGGCATTGTCGTATACGTCGATGAGCGCCCCAAGGTATCCGCTTAACTGCCCGTTGTATTCAATGAGGAAAACATTTGCACGCCGGCTGAACTCCTGAACAATCAGGATAGGATCCCTGGCCCGGTCATCCCGGAGAGTAGGGGCGCATTCTTTCATCAACTTATAGAGAAAGGTGGAATGCTCTGAATCATTGGGATTGTATGGAATGAACTCTAGTCTCACGCTGCCACCCTGCCGAGGTTCATATACCCCAGCTCGATTTTCCTCACCTTCCACCGCTCGTTAGCGTTGTTGTTGGTGATTCTCAACTTGATCGCCAACCCTCTTCCCAGGTTATTCTTTTTGAAGATGGTGGATTGTCCGGCATCAAACACGGCTTCATCCCATTCCGCTACATCCCACAGGTCAGATGTAACGGCCTCCGATGACTTGGTGAAGCTTTCCTCTGAGCCGTCCATCTTCATAATGGTCCATTGAACGGTGATGGTGGCGCTTCCTGATGTTTCAAAGTAAATCATCAGGTGTTTGAATTTCTTTTTGTTCTTAATTCCCCCAATGGCCAGCCATTTGGATTCCCAGAAGGACTCTATCGCCTCTCCTGCGTAGTCGTCTCCATCCAATTGCTCGTGAATCATCCCGGAATAATCTCCGGTGTAATAGGTTCGGTTTACGATAGCGCCATATTGAGCCGTTATCCCTCCCCGAGGCTGCGCTGAGCCTGTCTTCACATCAAAGACAAAGGTTTGCGTGTTGGTGGTCCCTGAGCCGGTGGGGACGTGAAGGTATATTTGTCTCTCCTGAGGGATATAGGTGGCGTGCGCTTCACTCACTACGCTATCGCTGTAATTGATCAGGTTAACGTCATCAGTGATTTGATACGACGGATCGGCATCACTGATATCCCCGTATGTATCCACCGCCGATAGCCGTTTATACCCGGAATAAGAGAGGAAGTAATGGTCTTTCCCTGCCTGAACAACTGTGCGGCCTGCGATGCATCCGATATCTTTTGAGACTTCTTCGATCCTGAATGGATCCACCGAAGCCCCGAAAGGATTGGCCCCAGATATTCTGAGAATAGACCCCTGTTTATAAACAATCATCAGGTCTTTGCTGAAGGTTTTCAGCCGGGTAATCCTGGAACCGTCCCCTATACTGATATTAAAAGCATCAACAAGGCCAGTAGTGTTATCAAAGTTATCGTAAGTACCGGGGCGCGGGGTCCATATCTTCGATGGGCTTGCAGCATCCCCACTATAAAAGATGCGATTCCTGAATACTTCCGCATACTTGGGTTTGGCCGTTCCGAGAATTGTAGACGGATCCGTAAACGATATCTCATCGCAGGTAGTCCCATCAAAGTACAACGGGTCATCAGTCCCGTTCAGCATTATGCAGACATTGTTGAAGGTGACAAAGTTAAATGTGGCGCCTTCGGTGATTCCGCTGTAAATCTCGGTCAGGTTGCCACCTGAAGCGGTATAAATCTTTGTTCCTGCACAAACAATGAAGTAAGTGGCTGCGCTACTCCCGGTTTTCTTGTACTCGTAAAGCCCGGTAATGATAGGAGTATCAGTAACTGCGCTGTTCAGATATTCCGTATTCCCCGGAAACTTCTCTAACCCGTTCTCTCCCATTATTACGTTGTTGGCGTCGTGCGCGGACTTAAACCCGTAGAAGGGATCCAGAGGGTTATTGAGGTTAGCAAATATCGAGCTGCGTTGGCTTTTGCCGGTGCTGAACTCGTTGAACTCTAATATTCTGGTTGTCATTCGAGCAGTATTATCTGGTCGTGTTCTGCGTAAACGGTTTCATCTTCTGGGATCATCGAGTGTCCTCTGTGGTTCTGGGCTTCAGCGTTCCGGAGGTTTTGGAGCGCTTTCAAGTACAGGTTATAGAACTTGTCAGCATCCGGCTCGTTATCATGAAGCCGAGCCCGCCAGATGGCGTGATAAACCAGAACGTGCCTTTTCCCTTCAGGAAGATACGGTTCATCGTCATAATCTGAGAGAGCGGAGAAAATCTTTTTGCAAGCATAGTTGACGGTATAAGCCCCGCCAGGCGTAGGAAAGAGATAAAGTTGGCTGTTAAAGACGTATGCCACATAGGGCTGGCCTGTAACGGTGGTGGAAAATTCACTGTGCCGCCTGAACGCTTCCTGGTAGGGTAGGACCTCCATCGGCGCTTCCCCGTTAATCTGTACCAGGAAGACAGATTCTGTATCTGCGGTTGCGTGCAGGTTGTAAGAGTTTGTGCCGGCTGAAGTGGTGAGGGTGGTAAAGAGACGCGACCAGGACCAGTCTGGACGCTCAAAGAAGATTTCACGATATGCGTTGTTGATGTAGTTTTTAACCCGGCGGAACTCATTAGAGGTTTCAGTTGTGAATGTAGACGAAGTAAGCTGGCCTTCGTCGATCTCGTCCATTACCTCATTCACGAGGCCCAGGAAGTTCAAGGTCATCTTTTCCGATTCCTTCTAGGGGGAGGTGGAGGAGCCGTTTCCAGCTCCTCCACGATTCCCTGACATTTCAGCAACGCTTCCCGTTCTGCCTCGCTCTTAGGCTTGTATTTCGCTCCACAAGGGATAACGATATACTCGCTACCGTTCCAATAACGGCGCGTGGCTGGGTTGGTTGCTCTCAACATCGTTATTTACCTACGTAGACCACAACCTTCGTGGTGAAGCTGGGGGATGTCCCTCCAGTCTCAGCAAAGAAGGCGATGTACTTCCCAACGTTGGCCACGCCAGCGCCATCAGCATCCGAGTTTTTCCGCCCGAGGGCTTTAATTTCCCGGGTAGCTGCCGTTGCCTGGGTCATCGCGAAGGCAGTGCCGCTGCCGTCTTTCACGTCGCAAAGCGAAGTAGTTGGGGTTGTGCCGCTGGCGATGTTGACGGTTTTGGCTTCCAGATCCAGGGTGGGGGAAGTCCCGGACGCCGCAGAGACGTCCATATCCACCACGATTCGCTCCCAGTCAATCCCGGACAGATCGAGGTAGGGGGTGTCCACCCCGTCCCCGTTGGGGTTGCTAAAAGAGAGCAAACCATCGGCGGTGAGGGTGCCGCTGAACACGAACACCTTGGAGGGCTGCAACAGTGTTTCTAAAGATGCCATTGTTATTCCCTCCTAAACTGCAAGGTTCTTAACGCGGATATGTGCTTCAGCGCCGTTCATTACTTCCATCGTGTATTCACCGACGAGCAGCTTCTGAACAGAGTCGCCGACTTTCCCGATGTCTTCCACCCGGAATGAACGGTTCTGAAGAGGGACAATCTTGATCTTGCCCTTATCGACAATGTAGAGTTCGTTCTTTGCAAGCTCAGGGACGCGAACGACCTTCACTACTGCATCAGAGAACTCATACATATCGACGTTGTTGCGGATGGTGTTGCTGGTGTCAGCCATACCACCGCCAACAATCCGGGCAATCTTCAGATCGTTCATCCGCTTGATTTGACGACCGGGAGCCAGCAACAGAAGATTATTGGCATCGGCCCCATTATCAAGCAGCTCAAGGATCTTGTTATCCAGCATATCGGTAGAAAGCGCGTTCCCGCCTTCATCGTCAACATTGGAGACAAAGTAAGAAAGCCCACCCATTGCCCGAAGGGATTCATCGGCATCGGCGTATTTCTTACCGTGGATGGAAGCGACCCGGAGCCGTTGCAGTTTCTCTTTCAGCAGCTCCTGCACCTGGTTGGACCAGGCATTGTCATTGCCGACGGATTTAACCGCTTGTGAGGTCCCGGAAAGCTTGAGTTCACCCCGGAAGATCTGGCAAACGTTCTCAACCTTGGAACCGGTCTGCGATTCATCCCGGGTGTTGTCAGCACCTTCCTCTTCCACTTCGAAGAAGAATACTTCAGCCCCTGCAATGTGGGTTGCGGCGGTTGAACTGAAGGCTCCCCGAGCTACGGTCAAGGTGTTGGTGGAGACCCCGGAGATGGGACCCATAATTTCATCATCGATTTTGATGTAGGTCTTATCGGTGATGATTCGGACAGCGGAGGCATCCACGATATCAATGCCGGTTTCGGAATCGTCCAGCGCTTCGTTGAGAATGCCTTTGTAGCCCTTGAGTTTCTTATTGACCCACTTGTGGGTGATGTCGGTAGCGGCCTGATTCTGGACCAGGAACAGATCCAGGATGGTGTCCTTCTGCTCTTGGACGATCTTCGAGACAACGTCCCGCAGATCCTCGTGGCGCTGCGTATTATACGCGATCAAAGTCATATAATGGCCCTCCTTGGCCTATGATTGACAGCCCGCCATCCTTGGCAGTCTGTTTAATGCTGTTACGTGGGTTTATTCAGGTGAGCCAAGATCATCGAGTTCACGTCGGTTGGCTCATTGGCTTTCTGCTGTACCAGGTTGGTCCCGCCTTCACTAAACACTTTGGGAGGAGGGGCTGGAGCAGGAGCCTGCTGGAATCCCTGGAGGTCTAGCTTGGCTTGCGCTACCGCATTTCGTGCCGCCTGTTCCATCGCGTTTTTAACGATTGCTTGTTGTTGCGGGTTGAGTTGCGGGAAATACTGCCTTGCTTGCTGAATCTCAGGAGGAAGTTTCGCCAGCTCATCAATAAGGTTTTGATTGACTACCTTAAAGGCAAGCGGATTTTCCTTGGCTTCGGGGTATTCCTGAAACACTAAATTATCGATATGTCCAACCACTTCCTGTTTGCGGGCTTCGAGCTGGCTTTGCTGTTGGGCCTGAACGAACTGGATGAATGGAGCGAACTCCTGCATCAGCTCTTCTTTCATTGCCTTTTTGTGGGCCTCTATCACTTCCGGGTCATAGGGATCCCAATCCGGGAGTTGAGGAGGCTGCTCCACTTGCTGGCCGTAAACAAGACGCTCGTATTCCGCTCGCATTTGCGGATTGGCAGCAATCATCAGTTCTAACTGTTCACGTTGCCGCCGCTCCTGCTCGCGTTCCTGCACGAGTTGGGTGATGCGTTCATCCGCCCTGGCTGGTTCTTCCTCTACAGTTTCTGGCGTTTCTGCCTCTACTGCTTCGGTTGTTTCGACTGGTGTTTCAGGTTGTGCCCCGTCGCCGCTGAGATGGGAGTTGATACCATCCAGGATTGACGGAGACTGCTCGCTTCCTTGCGAGACTTCGAGTTCATCCATGAACTTCAATCTCCTTATTTCTAACAGCGCGATAGGGTCGCGATACCCCTTGTTATCGGGTCAAGGTCCCGCCGATAGCCTTACTCTTCATCATCAAGGAGCAGGTCTTCTTTCTCGGTTAAATACTCTCTCTCCATACGCTCAATCTGCTGTTGTATGGCCTTTTCATCCTTCTGTACGTCTTCGAAGTGGTTTCCAGCGTGTCTGACTCCGGCTGCGAATATGGCATTCGCGCAGAAAGCAACAACACTATTCAGGTCTGTAAACTTGACTGATGGCAAAGCGCTGTAACGCTCTGTCCAGTCTTTGAATTCCTTATATCCCTCTGTCCCCATAACTTCCCGGGCCAATCTGGCTTTTTTCTTTGCCTCCGGGAGTATTTCTTTTAACCTCTCCAAGTCACTATGCTGCATTCATCCCTCCCAACTGATTTGGATCAACGTTCTGCCTTGCGGCCATCTCTATAATCTGTGCTTGTCGCGCCATCTCCTGCTGCTGTAGTTGAAGCATCTCTTCGTCATTCCGCAGTAGATCCCCATCAATAGACAGGTTTCGAGCGTAATAATCCAGAGCATCATCTTCTTTGATACGTTTCAGTAATTCAGGAGCGTATTGAGCCATCCCGGATACCCCTGCAACAAAGCGTTCAAACTGTCCAGCCTTGTCGGCCTTGTTCAGCACGTTCTCAAAGCCGACCACATTCACGTCTATCTTTCCGAGTGGGGGGATAACCGGGCATTGCTTAAGAATCTGATCGTCTGTCAGTTCTACGGTCTGCTCTTCCATTACCGGTTGCCCAGTCATCGGGTCTAACTGAGGCTGGCCGGTCATTGGGTCCATCACAGGGACCTGCTGCTTGACTCTGGTCTGCTGCGTACGTCTGGCGATATCCAACATTACCGCGGGGTCCTGCATCGCATATTGCCGGGTCAGCACATATAACATCTCGATGAATGGCTTCAAGATGTTCTCGTCTACCCGCCTGGCAATGGCTCTGAATCTGGTATCAGCGCCTTCCGCAGCAAGCCGTTTGGCAGTGGCGGTGTCTTTCCCAGGCTGGTCATCCATAATCCCCTTGAGGAACTTGGGGACGCCCGTAGCGGTTTCGAATTGATTTTCAAGATATTGCAGCTCTTGAATCCCGAAGCTGATCTGGTTGATGTTCGGGTTCAGGGGTTGCAGGTTGTTGATGTCCCCGACTTTGATTAAGCCCCCAGGCCGGGAGATGAAATTCCCCGGGTTAAAGGCTGAATCGTCAGTGTATTTATACATCCCGTAGAGTTTCAGTTTGGATTCATCGAACATCTGGTTTACCAGGAAGTTCGCCATTTTCTGAATCTCGAAGGCTCTATCCGTCAATGCGTGCCCGGTGTTCTGCAATCCGCCTTTGGCGCTGTAGTTTTTAACCAGCGGACAGTAAATGAAAGGCACCAGCCCGTAATCATAGGGGTTCGGCTCAAAGCGGATGAGGTGCTTGCCCTCTACCATCGTGGCTATCATATTCCGATAGACGCGATCGCCAACCTTGATCCGGTGAATCCAGAACTCTTTTACTTCCAGTCCTTGATGGTCAGACTTCCCATCTTCGGCTTCATTATGCTCCTCTTCCCTGTCGCTGATTAAATCCACATTCCGGTAAACGCCCTGCTCTTGAACAGCCATCAGCTCGTCCTTGTGTCTCCAGACACGGTGAGCGCAGGATGCCCGGGCAATATCCCCACACACCGGGTAGATGATGAAGTCTTCCGAGTTGATGATTTCAGCGTAGACGTTGTTGTAAACCGTATCCATCGCCATAACAGGCTGGCCGGTTACAGGGTCCAGATCTGTATAGGGTTTCTGCTTTTTCAGCCAGTAGACTTTAATCACAACCTCAGAGAACAGAAGCTCTTTAATGCCATCATCCAGGATAGAAGACCATCCCATTTCCTTGAGGACAATTTTCAGGTATTCCTGCATCATATCCGCGCCGGGCTGATCGTCTTCGGTCTCCCCTACTAGGGCAAAGATATCCTCGTCATTGGGCAGCAGGGAATTAGAAAGCCGAGCGTGTGCGGATTCGTGAGCTGTGTAAATCCAGGGGATGTATGCTTTGGACCCGTTTCGTTTCAGGATAATCTGATCGTGCTGGCATTCGTAAGCTTTGACGATACGCTCTTTCCGCTTCCTGGGTTTAGAGAGCGCATTCTCTCCAAGCGTCCAGAGTTCCTTCAGCTTATTGCAGACTATCGCTTCCTCATCTGTGGTGAGCGGTTGAAGAGGCTCTTCGTTAATTATTTCTAAGGTCATTGATAGGTACTTTCACCATATATAGACTGGCCGTAAACACTAGTCATCTGCTCTTCGGTGACTGTCATCGTGCCCCCGCAGGCTTCGCACTTTGCTGTGTACAGCGTGCTAGGGGGATGATTAATTGCGGGGACAGGCTGCTTGCATTTTTGGCAGGCAAGGTTAAACATCGAATATCACCTCTGGCGGCTGTGTATCGTTCTCTTCTACGGAGATATGGCGAATGGGGTCGTAATACTCAACGATATAGCTGGCTGCATCGTAGATGTGCTTTGTGTATTTAAGCTGCCGGTCTTTCTCAATCTCTTTTACAGTCGGCTCCCAGATATCGCTGGTCCCTTCCACCCAATGTAGGTTTTCCAGGTTGGCTATCAAATGCTTGCAGCGTGGGTTGATATAGATGAATGTCTCTCCGTTGGCATTCATTATCTTGGCGTTAAAGGCCTCAACTCTATCCTGTACTCCAGGGTTTTTAGGTCGTACTGCAATCCGGACATCACGAAACCCAAGCTCAGACAATCTGTTTCGAAGGATTGTATAGCTTGTTTCATTCTTTCGTTCAGTGTTAACGTTTCGGTTGTTACCGGACGCATCACCATTGATGGTGATTCCGTTTTTAACTCGTTCAGGGGGATAGCGCCTTGCAAAGTCATCGCACATTTCATTGATCGTTGTATTCTCCCTCACTATCTCATCGATAAAGTGGTACTTCGGCGGGAATCGCTGAGCCAACACCCACATACAAGGATCTACGTTGAAGTCACAACTGATATGAAGCCTGGCGCTGGATTGATATTCAACGGCTTGAATGTTTTCAGAGCTGAAATGTTTCACTACCAAGCCCTGTAAAAACTGGAATGCTGCTCCGTATTCACGCTCAAAAGATTCAGGGTCAAGTTCATACCTTGCCTTCTCAATCTCCTCCAGGGAAATAATGCCAGCTTCAGCACTAGAGACGTTCCAGCTTATCCAGTCCGGCCATTTCTCATAGTCCAGACCTCGCTGGTGGTATTCGTAGGAGATTCCCTTGACCTTCGGAGGAGTCCCTATGATCAGCCCTTTCCCCTCAGTGTCTGAGAGGGCGGGGCGGAGAACGTCCGTCATAAAGTATTTGGGGATGTCCTTGATCTCATCGACAACAACCCGCCAGACCCCCCAGCCTCGGATCCTATCCGGGTTCTTATCGCAGCCAATCAAGTATATGCTGCAGCCTGTTGGTTTATGGTAAATAACCAGATCCGACTCTTTAAAAACCGCTTCATCTGGATGGAGATGCTGTTTAAAGCGGTTCCAGGCTATATCCTTCGCCTGTGCCCGGTACGGCGCAGCGTAAACCAGCGGCCATTCTTTCGGTTTCGGATTATCCCACAGCCCATCATATAGAAATTCAATTGCCGTTGTCGTCTTCCCGCTCCGCCTGCCCAGAATCCCCACTAGCCATCTGTAGGCCGGGGATTGGCTTGCTAGCATAATTTCGTATTGAAGAGGAGTTAGAGAAACTTCTCTGGTAGTTGGTGTGGTGTACGTTACCGGCTGGATTAGCTTCTTCTGGGTCGTCATCCTGTGCCTTTATTGCAGCAAGGTAAACCTTCACCGAATTGTTCATTGCGGTCTGAAAGAGACTGTTTACCTTTTCGCCATCTGTAAGGAAGGGATGCTCCAGGGCCTTGATCATATCCTGACCGTCCTGCCCCTTTGTCAGCATCCGCTCCATAAACTTGCGGTGAACCTTGATGGTGGCGGAACAGAGGGCCTTCAGATCGTCTTCGACTTCAGATACTATATTGTCTTGGATTGTCTCTTTTTGACTTATCCATCTTTCTCTGTAAGCCTTGTTGCGTATAGCTTTTGCGTCTGTCTCGTAGTCTTCTGCGATTTTGACTGGAGGCTCACCCTGTAAATATCGCTTTTTGATTGCCACCCAGTTGATGGGCTTCTTCTGGACCATACATTAATCTTTGGTTGCTCTCCTAATAAAAAGCCCCATTACGGGGCTGTCTGTCTGTTCTAATGGACTGGTACTTTATACTTGGTATACGGGAAGATATCTTTACACCCCCACACCCAGTCACTCTCTCTAGCTTGTTTCAACCTTCTACTTATTACTGTTATTAGCTTTGGATCCCTGACTTTGTGGATTGGTCCCCAGCCGCCTGGATATTTGTATCGTATCCAGTAGAATCTTCTTCTGCATTCAGGGTGCAAGCACCAGGTAACGGTGACCCCTGTTTTAATTACTGAATCGCTCGCCTCATCGTCTGTAGGTTCAAGTTCTCTCTCACCTTTGGATGATAGAGGTTGAGCGTGATGGGTTGGCCACTCCGGACGGTCATAAAAAAAAGGCAATATGACTCCCCCTGGTAATTCAGCTCTCGCTTTTTCCCCTTCCCTCTGCCAGACGTGGGGCTCATCACCTATATCAAGCTTTGGGGCTTTCCGGTCGTCCCGGTTCAGTTGTGTTAAGACCTCTATCTTATTGTAGCGCTTGCTTGTTCGGGATTATATCACCCCTTGGGGTAGTTTAATGCTGCCAATACCCTGCTATTTGTGCCCATTTTCCCGTAGATGTTCTTTAAATGATGCTTCACGGTGTTTATTGTAATATCCAGTCTTATTGCAATATTCCGGTTGCTGTGTCCTTCACAGACTAATTGCAGAATTTGTTCTTCTCGTTCAGTTAGATTCACTCAACTCCTCCTTAAACTCTACCACTCACCGCAATGTCGGCACATTTGTATATGCGCTTGCAGATTAGGATGGAACATTCGCTGATAATCGTGGGCATCAAATAGCCAGCAAATTAGTTTTCTGAATAGTCTTGGGATCAACTCTTTTTCTCCTTATTGTCTGCTGTCCTTAATGCCGCCCTTTACAGCCTCTCGAAGTAGCCAATATTTAGGGGTTGGGAGGATATCCAAAAAGCATAAAACGATTAAAGCTTGAAGATAGGTTAATTCGTTCGGCACATACTGAGTCAGTTGTGGAAATACAGATAGAAAGATGGGCCACATTAAACATAGGATGATTGCATCCATCAATCTTGAAAAAATCCAGAAAAACAGTATCACCCTTCTCCCTCCATAGCTTTAATGGCTGCTTCTGTGATTTGTTTAGGGGTGGCGGTGAGGAGGCCCCAAAGAGTGTCATCGGTAGATAATCTGGGCCATTCTGGATTTGCAAATATAGGGAATCTATCTAAATCAGTTATCTCGGCCAAGGCATCAAGGTATTCATCTTTTAGGTTTAGCTCCCCTATTCTCTTAAGTAATAGATGGGAGTGGTTGTGATCTGTGGTGGGGTTCCAGTTTTTCTTTTTGAGATACCCTCGCTTCCCAGGGAATTTAAATTTATACATATGCCAATGGTCACTATATTCTTCAAAGGTTTTGTCAGTGGTGCAAATCCAGGGGTCAATGATTATTTCCCACCCCATAATCCTAGTAGCTGCTATTTCATTAAGTTGATCGTTGGTCATTTATCCATCCCTCCAGATGCAAGCTGCTATAAATCCGAGATAGGTCAAGATGCAGAAGTTATAAAATATTCCCTCCCAATGTGGCCCTATAAACCAATTAAGGAAAGATTCAATCATTCTTTTTGTCTCCTTCAGGTTTCCCGAATTTCTTTTCAAGAGCAGCTTTAAAGGCCTCGTCAGTAACCGCCTCATAGTAAGGGTAATTGGGCTTTGATGGGCCTACCTGCATTTGTGAAAGCGTTCGTTGATTCAGGCTTCGATTACTGGCTTCTAATCTATCAAGCCTCTCCTCAATGGCTTCTAACCTTTTTAGAAGTATTTGCTTTGCGATTCTGTCAGAAGTATCACTCACGGTTTACCTCCTCTTTGGGTTTGATATAGCAGTTTTTACAGATAGTTAGAGTGTCATCTCCTTTGTATATGGGTGGAAACTTTGCCCACCACTCGCTTTTTTCAGACAAACAAAAATCACATCTCATCTTGTTTGTTCCTCCTTAGGGGGTTGGGGAACCATAAAGTGAGAGGGGTCTGACGCGCAAGGCCCCCACACGCCCGTTCTTTCGTTCCACCACTCATAGCCCCAGAACCTAGATGCCACAGCATATCGACAAGGCGCATAGTGTCTATTGGTTGACTTAGAGTAAGCATAAATAATCGTCCCATCCTTCGGAGCTTCCTCTATCGGCCTCCATAAATCTTGTATGGCTGCTTGTCTTTCTGCCTCAATTGCGTTCAACGCTCTATCAGTGAGGTCTTCAACAATTCTCTTATCCACCTCTAACAGTAACGCACAGAAAGCTTTGTGGAGTTCTCTGAATTCCGGTGTCATTGATCTTCTCCTTTTAGTTTTCTGATTTCTTCAGCGATAAAATAGACAATATTGTGAGTGTCAGCCGAATTTGGTAGAGATTCAGCTTTCTGGGCAGCATCTTCCAGCCCTTGGTTGTAGCCACTTTTGTGGCCCGTACGGTAGGCTTCGGTGAGGGCTTGGTGTATCGCCTCCCAAGATTCCCTGAACCACGCTAGTTTTTTAGCTTCCTCTTTAAGGTCCATTTACTTGCTCTCTTTCCAGGTTTTAACGGCTTTGTGAAGCCATTGGTCTGCCGTTGACTCTGAATCGCACTCATCCCCCCACGAGTAAAACCATTCATTTGCCTTCCTCAGCACTTCAAGCGCATCAGCTCCGGCGGTGGTGGAGAGGGCTTTTTCAGCGGTGTCTTGGATATAGCAACCTTCTAGGTCTTCACCATTTCCACATCTTGAACAAGGGATAAAGTCAGACTTACATTGCTCTACGATATCCTCCAAAGCCTCCCTGAGTGTCGCGGCTTCGGCTTCTAGTTGTTGGATGCGGGATTTAGCAGCGTTTAAAGGCTCTACCCTCTCACGCCAGCCAGGGATAAATATATCTAGTTCCCCATCAGAGAAGCCGCCACGCTCGGCAAGTCTTTCTAGACTTTGTGATGTTCCATATTTGCCACTGTAAACAGCATAGGCTTCTTCGGCTATTTCCCAGGGAATGTATGCTTTTCCATGGGCTCTACCGACTTTTACTTGAATTGGAAACCTTTTTAACTCACTCATCAGCTTTCACCCTCCAGGGTTTGTACGGCTTGAATTAATTTACCTTGATTTGTGAGTTCTCCATCTGGGACTGGTGCGTACCCTGTTTTTGCGAACTCCTTCGCAGCCTCAATCACAGCCATAACCTTTTTGGCGGAGTCGGGGAGGTTGGTGAGGGCTTTTTCTGCTTTATCTTGAACCCTTGCGAATTGTTCCATAGCCATTGACTTAGGAATTTTCGCAAAGGCACCATAATAGGCCACGCCAGCTCTTTCGGAAGCAAATCCAGCGATATCATTCAAAGCTTCACGAAGCACAGCGGCTTCGGCTTCTAGCCGCCTTACTTTATCAACCAATTCCAGCTTGGTCTTTTGGAAAATTCGCTGTTCCAATTTAATCCTCCTCCCTGAATGCGTCTGCTGGTTGAACCTTTAGTAATGGGTCGAATTCGATAGAGTTTGAGTACCCTCCGGACTTGGCTAAACGCCAATGGAGCGCTGAATAAGGGGGATTGTCAAAGTGATTATCGAAACAATCATCTGGTTTTTTTCGCCTAACTTTCGCTATGGCTTCCTCCATTGATTCAGCCTCAACGTGGAATTCAGCCTCTCCCTTCCTTGTCCAAGGTACAAGGACGCTGTAAATACGTTTTTCGGACATCCCCTATCTCCTCAGTTTCGGTAAAAGCCAAATAATCAGCAGAAAACTCACAACAACCACCGTCATATTGGCGGGTGTGTAAACCTCTGTATGGAAGAAGAATTCACTCATCGCCTGTCTCCTTCTCAAGAGAAAATTGAACTGATTCAATCGAGTCTAAAGCTCCCATTTCTATCAGTCGTGAAATGGTGTATTTCTTTGCCTCAACCTCAGCAAGGTTTTCAGCCTCTTCTTCTCCTGCAGCATCAAGTTCAATAGTTACACTTGCCCGGATATTAAAATCGACCTCAGCGATGTATCTCATCTCCCACCCCCTAGCTCTTCCCTGACAAAGCCGATAGCTCTTTCCAGGTCGGTTAATTCCCTGAGAATCCATTCCCGATTTGTTTCCTGTTCTTCGGGTGGAAGCTCCGGATTTACAGACTCAAGCCCCCAACGTTGAGTTTTGCCGACAGCGGCTAAAACCTCCCCGCATTCTTCAGTGAGATAGCCAAGCTTTTGCTCAAGGGTTCGTGGTTTGTATTGTGGTTTCATTTCGATCCTCCCCCTAGCTCTTTAATGCGGGTTAGGGCGGCGCGGGCATTCTCTCCACTATCAAGGTTTATTGCCTTCTGTCCCGCTAGATGGTAGGTTCCATTCCAATTATTCTTTTCTGAGTAGAATTCCAAAGCCTGCAACGCCACCGCCAGAGCATCGAGGAGAGGGCGGGTGGTGTTGGCAGCCTTTTCACAAAATTCATAATCAGCTTGAATCTGCCCATCCCATCCATCTGCATCGTGATCAGCATCAAGCAAACATTTACCACGGTGAGGATCATGATGGCCTGCAATCAGGTAGGTATTGGTATCACGAGGGAGCCAACATTGATCAACGGTGTACCATTTACCTTTTGTCTTCCGCCCCTCTGCCTCATCCAGGGCGGAAAATTTGGGGTAGTCTTTAAATCTTTCTGTCATTGATCCTCCTCAAAAAGCTCATCGTCATTAAAGTATTCATCGCAATCGTCACAGTAGTGGTCAGAAAAATTGTCTGCGTTATATAGACCTTTACAACCTTTGCAAATAGATAGAATCATCACTCCTCCCCCAGAGCTTGGCGGGCTTGCTTTAAGGCTTCGTCATACTCCCCATCTTCTGGAGTGCATCCGCTCTCCCCTATTCCGCACTCAAGATTTATGAGCCACCGCAAAATATCTTCAAGCTGACGACATCTATCTAGTAGGGATCTGATGTCTTGCTTATTGTCAAAATAAATATCAGTCATCTTTTCTAAAAAATTCCTCGGGCCGGGAACCGGTTCATTCAGTCTCTTTTCTATGCTTTCGTAGTCTGGTTTAGCCATCACTCAACCACCTCAATCGTCCAGCCTCTACGCACAGCCAGGTCGAGCCATAACAAAGAGTCTGTCCCTTCGATATGGTCATAGGTCCTTGTTGCTCGTGCAAATGAAGTGGGAGTATGAATATTTATTGGCTTGCCGGTTTTGAGAAGCTCTACCGCCTCATCAAAACTCAACCGCTTAGGTTCTGGTTGGATGATACGGTAAATATTCCCATCAAGGTTGGGGCCTTTAGCCCCTATGGACCAATTATCCTCATCGTCAACATCCTTGAACTCTAAGCCTTTTTCACTCCAGCGCCAGTGATAAGCGCCTTCGGCAACTTCATAACCATAAGCTAAAGCTGCCCGAGCTTCTCGTAATGTCAATCCTTCTGTTTTCAATTTCATTGTTCCTCCTTTATCTCAATTAATTTCCCGTCTATTTCTTCGTAGCGGGGGCCTTTCTTAACGTCTGTGAGCATCCACTCTAGATCTTGGGTGAGTTCTTCTAGGGTTTCGCCTCTGGGCGTCATAAAATTGATTGTGTATCCCAGCTCAGCACCGTCACGGGGGTCTGAGTAGACCTCTTTAATCCCCCAGACTCCATCTTCCTTCACCGCTGCATATCTCCAACTCATTTAGGATTCCTCGTCAAACAATAAATTCATAAAGTCTGATTTTTTGATTCCCAGCACCTTGATAAAGCGGGATAGAGTCTTGATAGAGGGGTTCTCTGAAGTCCCTGCTTCAATATTTGCGATCTGAGAACGGGCAATTCCTATCAAATCCGCCAGCTCCTGCTGAGTCATCCCTTTCTTGGATCTATGCCATTTAATCAACTCAGCCAAGCTTTTAGGGGGAGTAACGAGCTGTCCACAGGTTGGGCACTTCTCACTCATTTAGGATTCCTCCTTGGGTGGGGGAGGGAGGGGGAGACTCCAGTGAGTTGGCCTTTCCCCTCGGTTTAAAGGGATGCCAGTTTGCACCCATCTGTTATTTATCCAATAGCAGTCAGGGACCCGAAAGGACGATCCGCTGAATTCGTGAAGTATCCAGAGATCAACTTTCGTTCCATCCTTAGGAGCAGAATCAATCGGTTTCCATTCCATTTATCTTGTCTCCTCAATCAAACTTAACTGCCCTGCACGCCTCATCTCCAGCTTCTTTCCGTTAAAGGTAGATTTGTGGAAACGGGCTGCAAGCTGCTTTTTAACTTCGCTTAACCATATTTTGTAAGGGTGATACGCTCTCTGCCCGAAGGGATAGGCGGCACTGATTAACTTTCTCAGGGTTTTCTCATCCGCCTCGGGGTTGGCCTGAATCACTTTGGAAATGACGGGTGCTGCATTCTCTCTCCAAGTAGACATTTATCTTGTCTCCTCTACTGGTTTGAAAGAAATAACAAATAGCCAGGGATTGAGATCCCAGGAACCAATTCCGTTTATGGATTCCCAGAGCTCCCTAAAGCCTTCTATGGCTGATAAATAATCCAGACCGCAATATTGGGAGCCGCATCGGGTTTTTATTGTTGCTCCGTGTGAAATGCGGTCGCTTCCATAGCATTGAGGGCAAATTAAATTATCAATCCCCTCAGCAAGGGCATCCTCTTCCGAGATATCCTGTAACCTTTCAACCCTGATATCTGTTATTTCTAGGGTGAGTCTGGAAGCCCATCGGGGCATAAACAGGGATGAACGCTTAAACCATCCAATTGTTTCCCTTTTAGAGTTGGGGAGAATTTTTTCGGGAGGGTTATCAAAATAGCGAACCTCTTTCCCTATAGCAGCAAAGCGCCATTTCTGTTTTCCGGTTTTCGTAAAGCCGTTTTTAACCCATTTCCCCCGGCGGTAGTGAGTCTCTTTAACCCAGATAAGATCCCCTGGTTTTCCGAAGCGGCATTTAGATAACAATTCCTGGTGACAGTCAAAACACGAAGCCCCTACCAACTTAGCAGGCCAAGTGTGGTTACAAATCTCTCTCCGGTCGTAGTTCCATTTAAGAAATTTGTCATCAACCACCCGCCTCGTCTGAGTTTTCCTTCCATCGAGAATGGCTCTGACCATTTCCGGCTTAAAGATGATCGGCTTTTCCTTTACCTTCGTAATCACTTCCCTTCCTCCTCTATAGGTTCATAGGTGAGAGAGAAGATATCGGGTTTACAGGGATATCTTTTCCCTTTGCTGCCGGTGATTATGTAATCCCCAGGGCAAACAATATGCCCGCCATCCAAGGTTTTTATCAAACCATGAGCGGCTGCAGGCTCGTTGCAATGTCCGCAGGTAAATTCCTCGTTCTCCTCGTAAGGATCGAACTCTGTGATGATGTGGTTAAATCGGTTTCTCCATTGAAAGGCTTCAATAATTACCGGTTTCTTACGGTATTTCACGGTTGTTCCTTCCTCCATACTTTCTTTGTTTCCTTATAACAATCTGGACAGTGGGTTTTACTGTTGGTGTTGGCTAAAAACTTCTGTCCGCACCTGCAAATAACGTAATAGCTTTTGATTTTTACCTTTTCTGCCCGGAAAGGGCCGGTGGGTTTATATTCTGCATAACAGATTTCACATAACTGCTTTCCTGGATGCTGAGAAAGAAAGGCCTTATCGCATTTAGAGCAGATACGGTTATAGGTTTTCATCTAGTTTCCTCGTGTAGTAGCGGATTGGTTTGCCGGTCCTGGCATCGTGGGTCAGGACTTTGTACTTAAGGCGGCCTTCCTTGGTCAGCCGATAACACCAGTTTTGGATTTGAAAGTGATACCTGGGGCCGTTGAATAGCTCGGAATCGTTAATTTCGGTTGTGAGCTGCTGGGCTGTTTTGTAATGTCCCGTCACGGCGTTCAGGATGAACTCTCTAATGGATTCCGTCTCTGGCACCTAGGCTCCCCCTTTGACGGCAAGGCCGTTAGAGTCCCAATGCCCTGGAGGAGTGTTTTTAGTTTTATTTACTGCTCCGTCTTCTCTCCAGACCCTTACGTGGTCCTCATAATCACAAATAGATTGCCGCAAGTTTGTGTCTATATGCGCCCATAAAGCGTCTCTCATATAACAAACCGCTTGATGATAACCACGTTTGAAAGCTCTATCGTCGTGTTCTGGGCTATAAAGCTCTTCTAGTTTTTCGCTTATGCCGTAGTGCTGCATTCAACATATCTCCCGTTTCTGAAATCGTAGGTAAAATGTGAGGCTCCGCGCTTCCCATTGGTCTTGAATCGGATTTTCTGCACGAACACGGTAACTGGTTCGTTGTCACCCGTTGGCCGGAATACTGACAGGCAATTATCCGCCTTGTTAAACCAGTGGGCAGACCCGGAGATGTCGTAAGGGGTTGCTGGGGGATAGACCATCTCGCCGGTTGCCTTGTCTTTGATTTTTGTTAACTTCGTCGGATGCGCCACGATCCAGATGTGGATCTGATTTTCCCGGGCAAAGTTACGGATCTGGCTTAAGCACTTGCTGATATATAGGGTTTCGCTGGTATCCTTCGGGCAGTCGTGGTCAAGTTCATTCCACGGATCAATTACCAGACCGTCGATGCCATTACGGAACAATAGCGCCGCCGTCATATCCAGGATTTCTTTCAGCTTCATTCCGCTCTCTTCCGGGTTGATGAAGTTGAAGTGGTCTCGCACCCACCGAGCCGCATCCAGATATTCCGGCTTGCTCATCCTGGTGAGATAGTGTTGCTGAGCGGTCTTGCCGACTCGCTTCTCCACCAACTTGGTAATGTGGACTTCTGCCGGGGAGTTTTCGGGAGAGTAGACGACAAACCGCTGATCGTGAAGCGTCGCCAGGTTGACCAGCATTGCATCCAGGAACTCACTTTTCCCGGAATTGGGAGCGCCGGTAACGATGGTCATCTCTCCAGGCTTCACCGTGTAGTGTTCGGCAAACCGCTTCCAACCCGGATACGCTCCTGGGGAGATGCCTTTGTCATAAAAGTTACCTAGGGCGTCATCTGATACGGAGACAAAGCCCTCGATCGGGTAGTCTTCCGCAGTATAGATGCAGTCCGCCAGCTTCTCGATGCCGTGTTTTATCAGGGTATCGTTGGCATCCTTGCAGCCTTCCGGCCAAAAGACACGAGCGCACTTGTATCGACCTAACCGCTTGGACAGTTCAGCTTCCAGACGTTGCCCGGGAGCGTCATTATCCACTGCCAGGATGAACCGTTTCACCGAACGAAGCACATCCTCGCAATTTGTGAGAAAGTCGAACTTGCTGGAATAGCTCTCGGTGTTGGGAGCTGGAGCACCATCAGGAACCGAGATGGTGTTCGTGAACCCAGCAACCTCCAGTGCCAACTTGTCCATCTCGCCTTCCACCACGATGGTTAGATCTGGGTCGATGTCGTCATAGCCGTAGACAATCTTTTCGGCTCCTGCCTCCTGAACAAAGTTCTTATCCCGGTCCCGGTATTTGACGTTTACCACCTGCCCGTTTTTGAAATACGGGAAGTGGACGGCGCCGACTTTTTTCTCCACCTGAGGCATATATTTGGAGCCAAAGCCAATCTTGTTCCGCTCCAATACTCCCCGAGTGATGCCCCGGCTGGCGAAAAAGTTCAGCACCTCTTCCGGCAAACCGGCATCAGGGGGCGTGTAGCTGACCGGTCTAGGGGCTGGCTTCAGCGTTGCCACTTTCAGCCCTCCCTTCCAGCCGCAGTGATGGCACTTCCAGACGCCTTTGTCGATGTTGACGGACAGGCACTTCTCCCGTTTCTTTTTCCGGTCGCTGGAACATTGGGGGCAAATAGTGTCCCTGTTTGCTCCGCCACGATTTGGGATATCGATGCCATAGTCTGCAAACGTCTCCATTTCGGCCTCTAAAATGCGTACTGCTTCAGCCAGTCAAGGGAACGGGTATCAACCCCATCCTCTTCCTTGGCTTTTTTCAGGCAACCAGCCAAATAACTTTTCGGGTCAGCAGGATCTTTGAGTAGGGTGGCTGAGATTGCGTCATTGACGGCTCCTTCCCCATACTGTTTGATGGCTCTCCCCAAATATGACTTGGCTGCCTGCTCTTTCATCCCGGCTGCAACGAGTAGTTGCACCCCGTCTCCCCAAATTGGATGGGTTGGCGCCGACTCCGGTGCCCTCCCGTTAGGGAGGTTATTCTTTTCTTCTTTCTTCTTAAGACCGAGTGTCTCCCGAGCGGCTCCCGAGTTTTTGTTCTTCCTCGAAGTCCATTCATCCCTCAGTTCAAGCATTTTAGGGATTTTAACCTCGAGGGAATATGGTTTGCCGTTCCATTCGAGTTTGTTATGAGTTGAACAGAAACTCAGGATGTTTTCGATTTTCTTCGCTTTTACCCTAAGCCTGGTGTTGAGAATCGAGAAAGGGAGGTGGATAAATTCACCACATTTGTCTTCACAATAGCGAGCGTACAGCTCAAGAATCCCGCACCATATCCCATAGCCCTCAATCCCGAATTCGTCTATTAGCTTGATTACAAAAGCGTCGTCAAGCATCCCTGTGAAGTGTTTAAACCATCTCATCTCTCTATGCTCCTTTAAGGTCAAACCACTGGAACAATTTCTCGGTAAAGCGTTCACTGATCACCCCGTGACAGTAAGACTGGATGATGATGAATTTGAAAAACGACAGCATAAAGACCCTTCTTTCTCCGTGGAGGGAAGCAATGCAGCGGCCTGCGCCGACTGGCTGGTAACTCAGTTGTGGAAACCTTTGTCTCTCTAGAAGATTGACTGTCTTTATTATAATTCATCGTCAGTACCTCTGTGTGTAGGATTTCACAATTTTTTACGGGGCTTTTCCCGTTATACTTAAGCGCTTTGTTCGGTTATCGCCTCCAGGGTAAAGTCAACTCTGGGGCGTTCCCTGTCCACTCTCTTGGATGCGATGACATCGACTATCTGAGCGTCATTCTCAATAACCCCTGCATCCTGTAAGGCGTCCATCGTGGCCTTCATCAGGTTGTCGATATCGACCTTACGTTTGTTTGACCGGTAGAAACACATCGTCAATTTCAGATCCCCCGTTAACATTGCCAAGCCACGGAGCGCTTTAGCAAACGCCCGTTTGTATTCTGCGTATCTCTTTGGTGTAAAGGCCCCCCACCTGCTAAGCCTTGGCCTGCTTGCGGGGATGGGTTCCCCTGGAAACGTGAACTCGATTTTCACTGTGATTCGACTCTTCTTTGAAATTTAAAAAACAATAATGAGTGAGTAAAAATTTTTGGCCCATCCAGGATTCGAACCTGGGTCACTCTCTTATAAGGAAAGCGCTCTCCCATTGAGCTAATGGGCCAGAGAAAGGGCGATACCGCCCAGAAACAGAGATTTAGAGTTTAGGTTTGAGGTAAAGTTGAAAGTCCGGTTGAGTCTCAGCAGTCTTCTCGTTGTGGTACAGGTTCAGGAAGTATTCTCCGGGCTGCTCAATCTTGACTTTGCCCTGGTAGTTGAATTTAAACTCCCCGTTATGCTCGAACTCTTTGTACCAGAGCCCTACTTTGGTCTTTTCCATTAGACTGCTGCTCCCATTGGCTGACTGATAACGTATTGGCCGAGCTTAACCATTGCATCGTGGAGCTGGTTTGAAGTCCCGCTAATGCCCCGTAAGCCGGTAACTTTATAGAAAGTCTCGTTGTCTATATTGTTTTGCTCTTTCAGAGCCTTGATGCTGTCCATCATTTGCTTGATGGATTGACCGTCTTTTTTAACCTGCTTCTCTTGAGGGTTCAGGGTGACGGTGTTGGCCGGAGCTTTCGCCCTGGGTTTCTCCTGCTCGTCATTCTCAGGGTCGTCACCGGTCGGAACTCCAAAGAACTTAAGCAGGAAGTATTTAGAGGCTCCCGTGTGAGCTTTGTAGGCTCCCTTGTCTCCTTTGTCTTCTCCAGCCCCCAGAGTCCTGGCCGTTACCGACTCCCCTGTGTCTACATCGACAATGGTGTATTCCACTGTTTCAATGATCTGAAGGTTCTCACCGCGCTGGATGACTTCATGACCGACTACAGAAGGGTAAGCAATCAGCCCGGCGTCGTTCATAATCTGTTTTACTTCCAGAACATCAGCTTCCGTGGCGTAATCGTATTTGTGGAATTTGTTGTGGCCGTTCTTCTTGATGGTCTTAACGGCTTTCTGGACTTCCAAAATCTTTTTGTAGATAGACATTAAACCGTTCTCCTTGAAATTCTCATTAATGCTGCTTGCTTTTCGGCTTTCTTTGCCCAATACTCCGCCACTCTTGCAGCAGATTTTTCTATTTCTATCTCCGGAAGCTCACTGCCTCTGGTTTTCAAGACCCTTCTTAACTCCCGGCTATGTTCTCTGGAGAGGTAAGCAAAGTTCCCTTTAATGCAGACCTCTGTAAACAACCATTCAAGATAGCTGGTAGGGAGCTCCTCATAGAACTGGCCTTTGTATTTTCCGAATGAAGCCTTGTGGTTATGGCAACAGTTAGGGGATGGGCATTTATGAGTCATTTACGCTTGCTCCCTGAGTTCAAAATCTGCTAATAAATCGACAACCAGTAAATCCTTGTTCGTAAAAATCCGATCCATCTCGTCCAGGTATCTTCTAGCCGCTGCTTTCTCCCCTGGCTCCAGTCCGGCACAAAGTATCCGGACCTTTTCGGAGCAGGAGAAATACTTGGCGCTGCTGAATTTAGTTGTGTCCATCAAGCAATCCTCCCAGCCAGAAAGCGCAAGGCCTTCAGAATCTCTTGCTTGTCGTTGCCTTCCCCTAGAAGGATGTGCCGGTAGACTGTCTGGAACGCTGCATTCTTCGCTTCAACGACAGAGATGTCTCCTTCGCCTTTACACTTCCAGCAGGTTTCAGTCTGTTCGTCATAGCAGTACAGCCAGCCTTGGCCAAGACACTCAGGGCATTGATGCTCTGGAGTAGGCAGGGGGATTAACAGCGGTTGGATGTGGTCATTGTGTTGTATCTGGTTTAGCATTTTGGTAAGATCCTTTTAGGTTTTCTATTACCGCCTCCTGTTAGCGCAGGGGGCTTTTTTACATCTCACAGGTGCATTCTTCGTAGAGCGGCCACCATCCTCTTTCTGAGTCGTAATCCGCATCCACAGCTTTTAGTTCTTTCCCGCAGTCTGTACATTCCATTTGTGGGCTCCTTATCTACTGAACAACTCGTTAATTCCGAGAAAGTAAGCGATGCCCATCAATAAGATCGCTGTCCATTTCCTGATTCGCTGGTTATGTTGTTTGAAGAAACTTACGGGTTCATGTTCTTCCTTTACTGCCACAAGGGGTTTGGCTTGCAGGTAAGCCGCTAAGCTGATAACCTTAGCCTCTGTCTGTTTAGTTTGCATGGAGGCCTTCCTTCTGTGCCTTCTTTGCGCGAATACGAAGCACAACTTCGTATGCGTTCAGATAGTTCTGCTTGGCTTCCTCTGACCACTCAGGAAAGAGGATGTCGATGACCTGTTTTGCTTTGCTTTGGAGCGCTGTGTTGAGCATTGTTTATACTGCCCTCCTTGTTGGTTTTTGTTTGAGGTTTTCTATGTCGGAAGCCGGAATTAAAACGTTTCTCCCTTTCCGAATGGTGCCAGGAAGCTCTCCTCTATCAATGGAGTTCCTGACGGTGTTCTTATGGCAGCCAAGTTCCTGGGCAGCTTCTTCAATGGTCAGGTATTTTGGATGCTTCATACTTGAATTCCTGTTTCTTGTATTAACAATACAAGAATACTTGTATTCGAGATACAAGTCAAGGGGTTTCATTTTCAATGGCTAGAAATTGTATAAGAATGACAAGTATGAGCTATTTTGGTGAGCAACTTGGAAAAGCTATAGAGGCCAAAGGCCTAAAAAGACAGGATGTTGCCTTTGACTTAAGGATTGATCCTGCCGAGCTTAGCAAGGTAATCAACGGGAAAAAACCACCCCCAAAAAAGTTTCTAGATGTATTTTCTAATTATGACCCTCTAGGCCTTGATTATGCCACTCTAAAGGCTTGGGATATGCAGGACAAAGCCCCTGATGTTGTGGAAGATGCCAAGTATCTCCCTATCGATAAAAAGATTGAGTTGATCCAGTCACTTAATGAGGAAGAGTTGAAGATAGTATTAGAAGCCGCCAAGAAGAGGAAAAAGGGGATCTGATGAGAGCGAAGATAATAATTTTTCTTTTGCTGCTCAACATTGGAACAGCTTGGGCTCAATATTCCCCAGAACTTCAAGAGAAAATAAAAGCAATTGATGCCATATTTTTTAAAACAATTGATGCGGAAGTTCCTGGGTTCAGTACCAATATGGAACTTTTTAAATTTGCAGAGACTTTGCTAAAAATAAAAGTCCAAGAGGCTGGATATACACAAGAGCAACTGCTTGATTTGAATATATATCCAGGGATTGCCAAGTCAATGATCCCCGCAATTAAGGCGAAGAGCGCAGAGTTAAGCAATAATACTCAGCTTTATAAACCTCTAGAACCTGAAATACAGGGCCAGACTGAATCTCAAAACTTGCATCACCTAAAACAAAACAAAGGTCCTCTTATTGCAGCTCCTACTGCATCCGAGCTGGCTTTGCTTAAATTTTTTGGAAACGGTCTACTGTGGCTAGGGAAGGAATATGTTGAGTTCAACCTAAGAAGGAACTCATATTCTCCTCAACCTCAATATACAATCCCAGCGCCAACTCAGTGCAGTTCAAGGCTTTCACCTGGTAGAACATATATCAATACGATGTGCTACTGACCCCCGTTAAAGAAGTAGAGAGGAGTGAGAGAGTGAAGAAAGAAAGCGCATTTGGTCTTAAAAAAATGATGTTCCCATTTATGGGAGTCTTTTTCTCTGTTTCAATTATTTTGCAAACCTTAAACATCGTAGTTGATTGGATCAAAGAGTTTTGGGTGGTCTTCTTTGTTGCTATTGGTATATTCTTCTTAATCCACAACCTGTTTCTTTTTTATTCATCCGCAATTTTAGAATCTTTGGCTAATGCTTTAGACCGAAATGCAAACCAACACCATCGATCGACAAGTAATGTTACAGTAGCAGAGGATGTTGATATTACTGCTACATCCAGTGGAGACTTAAACCCATCCCCATTAAATACAAGAACTGCTATCTGTGACAGCACCCAAAGCACTGTCCAGAGTCCTACGAATAGTACCGGGTTTAACTTCACAGCTGATCACCTCGAAAGGATTATTAATACTGCTATTCCAGCTATTGGCTCTATACTGCTGGTTATTACTACAAAGTTGCTGGGATAATTCTGGAAGCTCTCTCCTCCAAAAGCCTTTCCGCCACATAAATAATTATATCAAGCTCCCATCCCTCTGCATTTTCCACCATCCCCAATGCAGCGGCCAACGCTTCCGTGCGCTCCATCCTAAATCTCCTACGTGTTTTAAATCTTCGTAATACAAATGTTATCGAAAATAAATTCGAGTATCAATAGTAGTAATTCCCAACTCACTTAAACAACCGTATTTTCGGTTTAACTCATGGTACGAAGAAAGTAGCGTATGGAAAGGGGTAAATCTTCGGTTTTACAAAATTGATACAAATACAATTACCCAGGTCGGCTATTTTAAAATGTTAAACTTGTAGTAATAAATCACCCTGGAGTGTGGTGTATTTTCTCCCCCCGTGGTAGATTATAGAAAGTGAGCCGCCAATCGGGCGTGATTGACGACTCGGGTTCCCCGGTTACCTACTGACTTTGATCAGGATAATCAAGGCCAAGACCAGGATTATTGCTTGATCCATCAGCATCACCTCCTTTCCTCCCAGGATTGGGGGTTTTGTGTAAGAAACTGTCTCCCTTACCTCCAGACCCCAACCCGTTATAAAGAAGGTGTGCCCTTCACCGGGACATGAACAGTATATCTTAGAATTTCTTTTTTCTATAAACCCAAGGACGCTGCCCGCCATCGTGCTGCATCCAGACTCCTCGCCGCTGATTCCTGGCGAATGCTTCAGCAGGTAGATAATTCCCTGCCTTGTCGTATCTTGGCTCAGAGAAGGCCCACCCCCAACCAACCAGCTCTTTTCCAAAGTCCAGTCGTTGACTATTTGTCAACACCTGCACCGAACAAACCCGCCTTTTAAAACTCTTCCCTTTGCAGGTCAGGGAAACATCCCTGCCTATCAGATAGCGCCTCGTAAAGTCCCTGGCTCCCTTCCCGTAAGGTTGGTGAAGCTCAGGGGCATCAACATTGGCAAGTCTGACTTTCACCCCATTACAGAGCGTCAGGGTGTCAGCGTCATACACCTTGCAGACTTTCTCAGCCTGGGCTGTTCCCATCAGGAGCAAAAGGATCAAAAGGACGATTCTCATAACGGGGGGATATCCGTCCATAGCATAGGTTTAAGGTCTGAAGTTAGATAATATTGCCTGTATTCATTGCCATTAACAGCCTGCTTCCACGTTCCATCCTGGTAATAGCCAACTACAAACCGCTCTATGGGTTTTTGGGCCAGGTTTTCTATATCAGGTTCAAGCTGACAGAAAAGCAGAACTCTATCGCCATTCTTGGGCGCGGTGTCCATTGGTTGCCAAATAAATTCTTCCATAATACCTCCATTATATATCTGCGCTTTTTAGCCATAACCTGGCAAATCTTCGGTTTTACAAAGAAAAAGACCAGCCATAAGCTGGTCGGTGTGTTCAGGAGAGTAAATCTCTTTGAAGTCTGTTCCAAAAATTTTCTCTAACGTTTTGTCGGATCAGTTGAATTTCAAAGTCGAGATACTTCTTGTAAACCTCACAATCAAACCGGTGCTCACTTACTTGCATAGGGTCCGAGATCATTACACATCCGCAAGGTAACATTAGTTAGAGCCTCCTTTCTTGTAGACCGACCAAGGGTCTTCGATGTTGTTTGTTGCCACAACTTCCCCGTTCATCACCTCACGATACCGGGCAAACCAGAGATCACAGGTTGCCGTGTCATTGCCGACTCCAGCCGTCCCGAAGCAGTATTTCCCAATCCGCTCCAGAGCAACACGCTCCTGCCCGGACTTGGCTTTAATCGGTTCATCTCCTAGGCTGGGGAGAAAGATTGGGGCCAACAGTAAACCAACCGCTCCAGTCCCGACCAAGATAATCATCCACAGGATTTTATTCATTGCACTACTTCCTTTCTTACGCTTTTTCTCTGGGAATAGCGGCGAAAAAAGGATGTCTAACTCTTCTATCATTAGCTCGCCTCCCATTTGGTTTATGTTAAGAATCATAACTCTTGAGTTATGTTTACGCAAGATGGAAGTTACATAACTCTTGTTTTATGGTACTTTTGAATGATGAGGCGCGTAGTAAAGCTAATGACAATGAAGCGACTGGCCCAGCTTTTGGATATAAGCTATGGGCGTCTCAAGATTGTTCTGGCTGAAATGAAGGGATCCCCCCCTGAAGATTTCAGAGGATACAAGCTTCTGAAGGCTGGAGAAGGGAAAAGAGGCCAGTGGCTGGCTTACAAAGATGACGAGATAGAGATTCAGATCGAAGAAGAATAATGGAAGAGTGTATTTTATACGCTAGGGTATCGAGCAAGGAGCAGGAAGAAGAGGGGTATTCACTTCCAGCCCAGGCAAGCTTGATGCAGGAATACGCCAGGAAGCAAAAATTAAAGATTGTTCAAGAGTTCGTAACTTCTGAGAGCGCAAAAAAGCAAGGGCGTGAAGCCTTTGGGGAGATGGTGCGGATCCTGGAGAAAAAGAAGGGTCCGAAGATTCTACTAGTAGAGAAAACAGACCGACTCACCCGAAACTTTCACGACGTGGTACTGATCGATCGATTGATCCAAGAGCACGGGGTATCTATCCATCTGGTGAAGGAAGGACAAACGCTGCACAAGGGCTCTAACAGTACAGAAATGTATTTTTTCTACCAGATGGTCCTCTTTGCAAAGCATTACATCGATAAGCTGGCCGAGGAGACTCGGAAGGGGATGGCTCAGAAGGCGAAAGAGGGCGGTTGGTTTTGTTCCGCTCCATATGGATATGAGATGGTGAAGGGAAAACTTCAGATAGACCCGGAGGAGTCCCGCTTTGTGCGGGCTGCATTCGAATTGTACGGAAGCGGTGCCGTATCGCTCAAGGAATGTTCAGAACAATTAAAGAAGCGCGGATACGTGTTCCGATCCTATCAGCCAAAGATTCCTGTATCCAATCTGGAAAGACTCCTGAAGCGCCGTGTCTATGTCGGAGACGTTGAGTATAAGGATCAGATTTTCCCAGGCATCCACGAGCCCATCATCGAGCCTTACCTTTGGGTGTCCGTGCAAAAGGCATTCAAAAAGGATGCTAAGCCGCTATCCTATCAGCGCAGACAATTCCTTTACCGGGGCATCCTCCATTGCGAGGAATGCGGGGGACTCCTCTCCGGGGAATTAAAGAAGAATGGACGCTACACTTATTACCGTTGCAGTACCGGGGCACACGTCCGGCACAGATGCGCCCAAGGGTATATCAATGAATCCAAGATCGATGCCGCGTTGCACGAGACTTTAAAGTCCCTTCAGATTCCTAATGAATTGAAAGCGGAGGGTATTTCCAGAATGGGGGTTTGTGATGAACTCGCATCCCAGACGTACAAGGAAGAAGCGGAGCGGATTGACCGCATGATCGCCAAAGCCCGGCAGAATCTCCGGAAAACGGTTGAAATGAAAATCTCCGGCGAGCTGGATGATACTCTTTTCCGTGAAATCTCCCAGGACTACAAGCAAGAAATCGACGGACTCCAGAACCGGCGGGACAATTTGAATCAAGCCGACCGATCCTATGACCGACTGGCTTCTGACCTGTTCGAACTCCCGGAACAGTTTTATTCAGCTTGGTTCGACGCAGAGGAAGAAGATCGTGTGATTATGCTGAATACCCTTGTATCGAACTTTTTTATCAAGGACGGAAACGTCCGCGTAGAGCTGAAAGAGCCCTTCGCTTATTTATATAAATTAGCGAAAAATAAAAACTGGGGCACACGGTGGGATGAGCTTCGAACGTTTTTACAGCAACATTCCGTTACAATACAAGCGATTCACAAGGCTCTATGCGCCTAATTCAAGTTTTTGGCTTTTTTCTTGAATAAAGCCCCACCCGTTAGGATGAGGCTTTGATTGGTACCCGGTCGCAGTCCAGGCCCTGGGGGCGTGATTGGCTATACAAGTTCATCATACCACTCTCAATCTCTCCTTATAGAATCCACAATTCCTAACCTCCACATCCCCATCCAGATAGACAAGGCCAACCCCCAGAGCTTCCAGAAGAGGGCAGAAGTTATCTGAATCAAACCCGTGAAGGCATCGAGAGCATTGATCCTCTTTCTCGATATAGATGGCGCCATTGTCTAGTTCATACATAGCGGGATCCTCTGGTTATGGGCAATAAAAAAGCCCCCGGAGGAGATCCGAGGGCTTAGGTTCATATGGGAGTGAGGGGACAAACTACCAGGTTGCAATCGTTTCTAATCTATCGTCTGAAATACAATCAGCAGGAGTAAAGTAAGTCCAGTGCTTGCCGAGACCAGGATGGAGCGGGATTCCCATTTTCTCCCAGTAGGTCCAGGCCACCATCTGAGAGCAGATCTTGTCTTTGTCATCTACCTTCAGTTTGTAGGCTCCGGGATCCAGTTTGTTTTGCACCCACATTGAGATGGGATCCAGGTAAGGATAAGACTTTCCTATCTCGCCTTTGCAAGCTGCAAGGCCGGTGGTTATCTGGCCAGGAACCAGTCCGGGCATCCGTTTAATGATGAACCGTTCAGCTTTCAGGAGTTCTTTTTTTAGAAGCCCCTGTCTGAATTTAAAATCTGTGGTGTAGCAGGAGGGCTGCCAGTCCTGGAGTTCTCCCACGAGAAAGACGTGGCTGAACTTGCTGGAGGTATTCACTCGGATCCATCGGGAGATCCAGCTTAAAACCTGCCACCATTTAAAGGAATCAACCGCCACGATATCCATAGGGTGGACACGAGGGAGGACGTAATCCCGGATGTATGCTTCTTTATCTTTTTTTGACATTTTTCTTTGTCCTCAGATAGTCTGTGTGCCCGTGGTGCATCCGTTCCAGGTTAATAACTGTCAGCTCTTGAGCCTTTTTCCAAAGATTTAACATCGCATCCTGTGGGGCTCCCTCTGGGACCCAGGCCATAACAGAGCAATAGAACAAGTCGAATGGGGAATGCACGATATGACAAAGCTCGTGCTTGAAAATTCTCTCCAACATCTCCACATCTTCAATGTTGTCGCAATCAATGGTGATGCTGGCTTGTTCGTATTCAACATCTTTATGGCATTCCGCCGCACATCTTCCCTCTAAGCGGTCGTAGATTACGCTGATTCTCCAATGGGGGATTCCAAAAAGCCTTCTATAGTGAACGATGTTCTTATCAACCCACTTCTTAACCTCACTCTTGTCCACTACCATCTCCTCTTTGCTCCTACATCAGCGTGAAAATGTCCATCCGTATAAAAGCTATAGCCTCCATTCCATTCAGCGCTCATCTTCCGGTGTAGCTTGGCTCTGTGTTCCTTGCCCACCACGAAGTCGCAGCCTTTCCCATCCATATGGGTTGAGCTGCCAGCGCCTCCCACCGCTGCGTTCCTGTCTGGAGAACGCAGGCCAGAGGTAACGGTGAATGGAACACCTGCCCAATCCCGGTAGACTTGCAGGGATTCAGCCAGCTTTCGGATATTGCGAATAATTCGATCTTGAGCAGCCGGCGTCAGGGAATCAAAATACTGCCGGCTCCCAGGAGAACAGAAGAATTCTTCCAGGTTGAAATTCTTGGTTAGTTTCATTTCTCTAACCACTGTTTCAGTCTATAAACAAGCAATAGGGCCGTCTCTGAAATATGCCGGAACTCAGCTTCTTTTACCTTGCTGTCTTCTCCCTTGAGAGCTGGAGGAAGGTCAGGCCAGAGCATAGCGCAGAATGATCCAAGGCCTTCAGAGAAGTCTCCGTCATACTCTTTCAGGAGTTTGTCAGCAGTTTTTAAAATAGCAATAGCAGCCGCTACCGCATCACCGTATAAACGGCGTTCGATGTGTTTAAGCATTTTGTCTCCTAGTAAGCGTATATTCTTTGTCCAGCACTACCGCCACCGCCGCCAGCAGGGATATCTATGCCGTCTATGATGAGACCCATAAAGGGAACCCTAAAGCCGTCGCTGGAGTTGTTGTAGTTCGTCCAAGACCCATCACCTGTTGGGTCTTTTGCGGTGGTTAAGTGGAAGTTAGATCCGCCTGGGCAAGCTGCAAGGATTTCGGTTCTAGACACATAAAAAACTGTCAATGAACCTCCCCCTGCTCCTGGCTCCAGTACCAACCTGTAATTTGTGTCAGCGGATAATTCAACTGGGGAGAATTGGATTAATTGCAACCACGAAAAGGTAGAGTTCGTATTGTCTTTATCAAGGCTTGCGGAGGCAAGGATTCCAGTCCCCCCAGCTTGATTATAAGTAGTTTCTACCAATTTTACTGCGCAATCTGCACTGCTTAACGACCCATGCAACCACGCCCCAACAACACGCACCCCAAAAGGAAACTGAAAGCGTATCCCCTTTGTATCAGGGGTACTGCCTGATGAGAAGGACGAGGAATTTTCTAGGTTGCTCCAAGCAACACATCCGTATGGGATTGCCCAAGTTCCATCGTCGTATCCAAACGCAATTATTGGGTACCCAATCTCTTTAGACCAACTAGAGGTATATTGAAGTGGATACGGGAATTGCCATCGCGCCCCTGCCCCAGTTGCGACACGCATACTCCCAAAGCTTGTTCCAGGCTGAGCAAATACAACCCCAAGGGTTTCACCAAGCGTCACCGAGGCGGCAGAGGTCAGTGTTGTTTCAAACCAAGTGTTATCATCAGTAGAGGCCACAACTTGAGATCCATTCGTATTGGTCCCAAACAGCGTCCCGCTGGGGGTCCCTGTTGCAGCATCAAGAGACTCTAGCCGCACATCAATAGTGGCCCCTGTTGTTACTGTGTTTGACCTCCACCCAACTTTTGTTATATTCCCTGTTTTGGGGACTCCAAGCGCAGCAGCGGCTTTTTCGTTTGCAGCGTCAATTAAAATATCTTGAAAAATCAATTGGCTCGTCAAAACATTCCCATAATTGGGAAAAAATATATGCCCATTAAGCGCAGTAATCGTCATCCCACAAACTCCAATCCTTCTAAATACCCAACCACCTGCTCAACCGTTTGAAGCCCTTGGTCGAGAATGGCGAAAAACACCCGGCCCTTAATCTGGGTCTCGATGGCACTCCCAGCCGCTGCCCATTGCTTCTGTGCATCTGGACTCATTCCGACAATTACAGCCGGGTTGAAATCGTCCTGGGTCATAACAGCTATCTGCACTCCGTCCCGGTAAACGTGGACGTGCGAACAAGTAACCCCTCCGGGGTTCAGTACAAATTCAAGCTGCATTACGTTTTCTCCACCTTGAGAAGCAAGACAACCTTCTTTACGGTTGAAGCAGAGTCCACATTGAAAAACAGGACATCACCGACAGATAGGTTCGTCGTCCAGCCCGTTAGAGAGGTATCCTCTGACTTCGCAGCACTGGAGAGCGTAGGAGGTGCTGAAGCGGTGATAGAATCCCCATCAGTCGGAGGATAGTTTGCGTAGCTGTCTTTCCAGATATCGATAACGATAGATCCGGAAGCATCAGCAAGCAGCGTAGCGCTCTTAATCGTGCAGTTAAACGGGACACGGTAGATTCCTCGCTCTTCATTCGAGGAAGTGGCCGTAATAGCTTCCCCTCCGCCGTCAATGGTGACGGTTATGGTATCCAGCAGAATATCGGCTCCCGCTGTCATATTGGATTCAGAGAGCCCGCTGATCGTATTAGACCCGGCTGCTATTGTTTTATTGGTAAGAGTCTGGGTATCAGAAGTCCCAACCACATCCCCGGTAGGTGCAGTCTTCCCTGCAAAGTCATCCAGGTTTGTATCCCAGGCTTGAACGTCTGTACCGATAGTCAAGCCAAGGTTCGCACGTGCATCCTCAGCGGTAGAGGCCCCTGTACCTCCTTGAGCTACTGAAAGGTCTGTTTCAAGCCCGGAGAGGCTGGTAATATCGGAGTTGGCTCCAGATGCCGCAGCGGAGATAGTTGTTCGTACTGCTCCAGCGTTAGCATCATCGAGAATTGAACGAGCAAAGGAAGTACAAGGAATCTCCTCTACCACACCTGCTCCGGCTGTAGAACGTCCCAGAAGCTTATCTGTGGCGGAGACATCCTGAATCTTTGCGTAAGTTACCGCATCGTTGCCTATCAGCGCGGTCGACACGGTGTCTTCTACCGCCAGAGCCCCCAGGCCCAGGTTTGTACGTGCATCTTCCGCCGTTGAAGCCCCGGTTCCTCCCTGTGCTACAGATAGATCAGTCTCAAGCCCAGAGAGTGAAGTAATATCACTGTTGGCTCCACTGGCTGCGGCTGATAGATTCGACCTAGCAGCGGATGCTGTGCTGGCTCCTGTGCCTCCATCGGCGACTGCAAGGTCGGTAATCCCGGAGATGGCTCCACCTGTGATAGAGACATCATCAGCGTCTTGAGTAGCAATGGTTCCCAGGTCAGCAGTCGCGTAGGTCTTTAGCTGTGAGGCTGTAACCTTCTCTGCTGTAGTGCCTGAGGTATCAGTTTCGAACTGCATTGAGTCGGTGACTGATGCTGCTGCATCGAGATCGTTAATCTTCACATCTGCCATTAGTCTGGTGCTACCCTTGGATTGCCGTCAGCAGTAACACGCCTGTCTCCTGCTGCGGTGATTCGGAATGAAAAAGTGAGAGATTGAGCGATCCCCTTGAAGAATCGGGAGATGCCGCCAAAGACTCCGGAACGGAAGAAGCCCATTAGAGGAGTTGATCCGATTCTACAACGTGGAGAAGGACAGAGCCCACGGCAGCAGTAGAGACAAGGTTTAACGCCTCCCCTTCGTTCGTCGCACAGAGGAAAGAGCCTTTCTCTACGGCTGAAATAATCCCTTGGTTGGCTGATAACTCGAAAGCTACAAGCGTGGTTGAGCCTGATTTAATAGTTAGAGTCCCTGCCGTTGCTTCAGAGACCGATAAAGCTTTTAGGTAAACCCGTTTATCTAAAGCAGGGGTATATGCTGCTGCTTCATCATCTGCATCAAGGTTCCCAGTGATAACCCGAATGGGGCCTGCTTCTTTGCTGAATGAAGGGAGTTCATATCTTTCTGTGAAAGTGCTTGCCATTATTTAGACTCCTTGAGCTTCATTAATTCTTTGAGTAGGTACTCATAGCGCTTGTTACACTCTTCCAGTTCCGCCTTAAACGCACTCACCAACTGCTCTGTGGTCTTTTCAAACCGGGTGAGAAACTGGAAACAGAAAAACAGGCTTAAAGCCAAGCCTGATAGAGGCCCCAAAAGAGCCTCGGTGAGGTTGTCTGGCATTGTCTAAATCCTTATTGGAAGAGAGCTAACATCTGGTCTTTAACTGGTTTTAATTCCTCTGGGACACTGGTTACATTGATAACCGCCAGGGCTCCAAGGGTGTCACCTTGCTCCAAAGCTATCTTGACCCCTGCTTTTAGGGCGTAGAATTGACCTCTGATTTCTGGATCGAGGGACATAAAGACTTCATCGAGTTTTTGGGGCAGGTTCTTCTGTTCGATCTGCTTTGCTTTGTCAGGATTGATTTTAATTGCCATCGTCGTACTCCAGGGCGTCTCTATAGGTTCTATCTATCGTCTCAACCGGGATGATGTCATACGGTGTATCCGCCGGATAGCCTGATTGAACCAATGTATAAACAGCAATTTCATCCACAGTTATACGCCTGTACCCTTCAGGAGGGTCTTCAGTACCAAATAAAGGCAGGTATTCACCTGTTTCCAGATGCACGGCATTGTTCAATAATGGGCTAATAAACTTTGCAATCCCATCGTTGCCTTGATAAACAATCCGTACGGGAGGAAAGATATCGTTATTGGTCGCCAAGGAAGATCCCTCCTATATCGTCGACATCTGTACGTGTTGATGCTTGCGCTGCTGCAATATGGAACTGTGTTGTGCTTTTTGTTCTGTTGATATTACGGCAAACGTTTATTGCAGCATTCCCTGAAGATTGGGTATTGCCTGTAGACCAAGCATAGTTGGCATCGCTAAATGCCGTGGTGAAAGTGAATGTATAATCACCTGTCCCTTGGTCTGTTATGCTGGCTATGTTGTAGCCCCGGTTGACAGCAGCGGTCCCGGTCCCATTAAAATTAACCCAAGCTTTAGCTGCTGAAGGGTGGTATTGTTGCCTACCAGGGGTCACATAAACAGAGGTAGAACTCCCTGTCTCTTGTTCTGCTTGTGTAGCTGCTGATGGGAGCGTTACATCTTTACTCCGAGCTACCTCAACCCATTTTGATAGAGCCCCGGAGTACACGAGGGTAATGCTCTGCTCCTTGGTATCCAGGGTGAAGTCGGAGGCGATGGCGAGGAAGATATTCCCGGTGTTATGCTTGACTACGATGTTCCTGGCATCTGCCTCAGACTGGAGAATAATTACCTTTCCGTCTGTGCCTCCGTTAATAGTATCCAGGTCATCTGAAGCAGCATCGGACTCTGTATCGACTGTATGATAGGTTCCAGTAATCGTGATAGCCCCGGTAGCAATCGTCAGTTCTCCGGCATCAGCGAAGATGATCCCAGAATCCTTCAATTTCACACCATCGATAGAAACACCGTTAGCTGAGGTTCTTTCAGTGATGGTATCAGTTTTGATCCCGCTGGCGTTACTGAATGTTGGGAGCCCGGAAAAGGTATCACTCCCTTGAAATGTGTTGTTTCCTGAGAATGTATTATTCCCGGTTACTATATTCGCCACTCCGCGACCAAACTTACCATTCATCGCAGTGATGAGCTGATCCAACTCATCATCAACTTGCCCGCTTCGGATTGTGGTGTTGGCTTGAAAATCGTAAAGACGTGCTACATCATCTGATGCCATTTCGTGCCTCCTTTGCAGCACAAAGCAGCCCAGCTAAGGGTTTGTGCATTGGGTTTACTCCGTTATTGTTATTTAAATGCTTTGACGGCTTCTTTGCCTAAGAACTTTTCGGTAGCTGCGATGGGGGCGGGGTCTTCTAATTCCCCGCGGTTGTAATCAATAGAAAAATCCAGGATTTTCTCTGATGTCCCAGATACCAACGGGGAGCGGATGCTCATACTCCCCACAGTATGAAGCAAGCGGAATACTTCTACACTGGCGTTTACCCAATCGCCTGATTTTACATAATTACCTGTATCCGTGACCCCTTTTCCAGCAGAGCCGAATTTACGTTCAACGGCGCTGTATGCCAATCCGAAAGTAGGTGCCCCAAACTGAATCTTTGATGACAGATCAACCCCAGTCGTTTTCTTTGGCAGGTTGAGCCAAGGAAGTGCTGCGTCAATAGCCTCAAAAACATCTTGCTCATCGTCGCTGTATAACTTGTTGATGATTTTATCGAGCCCTTTGGGGATCATAGCTCTTGAGCCGCCAGCGGTCTGTAAGGTCAGATAAAACGTGAACAGTGAACCTGCGGCTCCGGCTGCTTTTTTCACATCACCGGATTCGAGCGCTTTCTTTAGATTCCCGTGAGTCTGCAACCAGAATTTTGATGCCTCTACCGTGTACCGAGCCCAGGTGGTATCTGCGCTCATCCAGGAGTTACGCATATATTCCGGGGTGTTCCCCAGTTCTGGAGTGAAGGCGATCTTTCGGATAGCCTCCTGTTCGCCCACTCCCGCCGCTCGCCCAATGTACACCGCTCCATTGTGGAGGAAGTTGCTGGAATAATACATAGGGTCGATGCGTTCAGATAACCACGCTACTGGTTTTGGGGTCATTATCCGGGTAGAGCCAATTTCTATTAATGGCTTCTCGGTTATCTCAAAGGGGCTCCCGCTATATAGCCCGGCGTTTTCAAACTCACTGATCCGTCCCCAGGCTTTGGGGCCGTGTTTAAAAATCAGTGTTGCCATCCCCTGCGCAAAGTTTTTTGGCCCGTACAGGGTTAAGCCTTTGTTCAGCAATTCAAGATGATCCAACCCGGCTATGATCGGGGAAGCCCCAGTGATATTCCCGGCGGTTGTTTTTGCTATTTGCACCTGGGGGGCACTATTCCCGATGGAGAATAATTCGGTGCCTTCCCTCATATCTGCGAGATACTTATCAGCACGTTGCTGCAAATAATCTTTAGAACCCAGTTCGTCACGGAAAGCCTGTTCTTGTTTGTCAACAACCGGAACCACTTTCTCACGCCATAATACCCTGGCCTGGGACCGGGTGAGTTTGTTTTGCAATATTTCTTTTTTCACTTCAGTAGCCGCATTAATAATCGGCCTTACCAGCCCTTCCCCAAAAATTGAAATAGGGTTGCGGTAATGGGCGGTAAATCTGGAATTAACGCCATTATCTCGAAGCGTATTAAGCTCTTGTTCAAACCCATCCAGCTCTTTGGAGCCTTTCTCGTGAAACTTACCGATCTCTCCGGCGTAACCGGCTTTCTCTGCGGGGTTCAACACATCCAGAGCTGCGGGCTCCGGCGGGACTCCAGCCGACTCAAATAGAGCGACTGCGCCGCCTACTGCATTCGCTTCGCTACATTGCGCCATGAGCTAGTCCTAAAATATCGCAAAATGCCTCTTTCACCTTTTTGTCCTTCATATATTTCTGAAGTTTATGAGTATCCGCCGGGTTTAATGCTCTCCCTTTCGCCATTTTACCTAAAACTTCACGAACTGGCTGCGGTAACGCCTCATCATTAAGGATAGTTTCTATTTTTGTTTGAGCTTCTTTTAAGGCACTTATAGCCTCACTGGTTTTAATAACCCCCTCAGGACTTCTAGCGCCCCTCTCAAGTACATCAGCAGCCTTGAATGTTCTATCACCCTTGTAAACGTTGGCGTATTCGCCTCTGAAGGCTTCGGGGATCTGTTTGCCAACCTTAACGATCTGGCTGCCTTCAGGAGATTTATTAATGTGGTAGGTTACGAGATGCCCCTGTTCATCATACCCACGAACCAGGGGGAAATCTTTAACCTGGATCTCGCCCTTCTGAATCATCTCCTGGACGACCTTGGTGTCTTTCCCGTAGGGCTTACCGGTCTTGGGATTCACCGGCAGGGCTTCAGGGTTCATTATCTTGGTGGTCTTCCCGAAGGAAACAGGGGTGAAGGTCGTTGTCTCAATCTTGACGTTGCCGGACTTTGTAACCTTAGCGGCTTTATCGGAGCGTCCAACAATTTCAGCGGAGTATTCCAGCCTGACAGAATCCCCAGCTTCAGCAGTTGCTTTCAGCTTGTCACCAACCTTTTTATCATCTACCAGGTCGGCAACATCTTCATACTTCAGCGCGCCTTGTGCTTCAGTCTGTTTCAGGATACCTGCTTCAACGTCTACCACTTCAGCATTCTTGACCGCCATTATATTAGAGCGGATATCCTTCTCGATTTCCGATAAATCTTTGGGAGCGGTGCTTAATAATTCGTCAACGCTCTTTCCGGTCCCCTCTGCGGCTTTTTCAATCATCCCCTGGAGGGAGGGGTGAATTTGAGATCCGGATATGCTATTCTGAAGTTCAGAACTGCTTTGACCATTAGCCGTGCGCTGACCATCCGGGGTTAAATCAGTGGATGCGTGTAAGGAAGGCTTTTGCCCGGTAAGCCCGAGAGTCTGGCTTCTCTCCCAAAGCAGTTCACCTTTAGACTTGATACTATTTAATCTGACTGTGAATTTTCCAGGGCTGAAAGCTGTTTCAGGCTTGTATCTGTAGTATGTGCCCTCTCTAATAAGTTCTATTGGGGCAATATGACCTTTCCCGTCTTTTACGATGAGAACAATTTTGTTTTTCCCCTGAGAATAGGCAGCGTCCGCTCTCTCAATAATTGCCGAAAGGTACCCTTTAGGGGTTTCGGTGCCCAAATCTGCGAAATCTTTATAATGTGCAGCAATGTGTCTTTCTACATTCTTTGAAAATACGATGGGACCTTCTTTTAACCCGACTTTATTAGCGATCTCTTTTGATACATACCCCACCACTTGGGGAGACTGTCTGTATTTCTCTGGGATATTGCTAAATGGAGAAGGTTCTTTTACTGCTTTTTGCCCTTGGGTTTGCCCTTGAGCATTGGCTGACTCTGTTGCGCCTTGGGTTTCTTTTTGCCCTTGGGCAGGTTGGGGCCCTTCGCTTTGTTGGACTTGCCCTTCATTTTTCTGTACCTTTCCGACGACAGGATTCTTTTTGCGTGCCTCAATGGATTCGAGTTGCTTCTTTGCGGCTCTCAGGTCTTTTAGGGTCGCTTTACCCTCTTCAATCTTCTGAACCCGCTTTTTCAGCATCTCTATATCTTTTTCGGATACTTCAGGATGTTGAAGCGCTTCCAGCATTTCTTCCCGGGTTTGCGCTGCGAGATCAGGAACCTTCCCGGGCTTTCTGAGTTGCTGGAGTCTGGCGGCAGAACCTTGGAACCCGGTAGAGACACTTGGCCCCGTTCCGGTTTTCTGAATAGAACCAGTCAGGAAACCTTGCTTTGATGCCTGCTGTCTGTAGCGATTGAGAACCCCGGCAGCATTCTGCAAGGGCTGCTCGATGAACTCCGCAACGGGAGCCTGAGTTTGGGAGATACGTTGTTGCAGGATGGCTCGAGCTGGATCGTCAATCATCTGCTGAGCCTGCTTAATAGCAGTTTCCCTTACTTCCTGCGGGATGTAGGAGAGCGGAGCGGAGCTATTTTTAAAGATAGGTCCGAGAAATTTACTTATTGTGGCTCCGCCTAGTGGGAACGCTGCGCCTAATGCGGCATCCCCCAATCCCGACATTATCCGGTCTACCGGCTGAAACTGGTCCTGGCCTTCTCTGGCTCTTGTCGCCCCGTACGCTCCGAATCCAAGCGCACCTTTTGCAGTATTGGCCAGCAAGCCGGTCCCTTTGACGACCTTGTTCGCCAGTCCGATTCCGGCTTCTATAGGAAGAACGGCCCCGAAGAATTCACCTGTGCCGACTGCCGCCGCTTCATTTGGGGCGGAGACTCCAGGGTAATAAGATTTAATCTGTTGCGTAGGGTCCAAATACCCTAACGTCATCCCTTTCACAATTCCTCCCAGCCCTAGATCCGTCTCCAGGTTAAACTGCTGCGCTGCTTGCTGGGTGTTGGGGAGGATCCCGGCCTGTTGGAATAACTCAGCAGGAGGCTTGTACATCAGAGGAAAGGGACGATTCAGCTCCTGGATTGCCCCTTGCAAAGAGTTACCAAACCCTTCAAGAGGGTTGAAAGGCTGCGCCGGTTGTCCAAGCTGTCCGAGTTGGCGGGGAGGTTGCAGGTTGTACTTTGAATAGAAATCCTGCCTGACTTCCTCTTGCTGCGGTGGGGCTAATGTCTGAAAGGTTTCCTGAGAGGCAACGTTCTTTAAGAAGAAATCGTCTGCAACTTCAAACTGTTGTTCAGGGGCCAGTACCTGATAGGCCGGTTGAGTCTGAACCTGCTCAAAGCTAATGCCGCCCTGGATTTGCGTTGCCATTAATAGACAACTCCATATTTACCGGGTTTTGGGGCTTTGTCCCGGATGGCTTGTTCTGCGTCTTGCCCGGTCTGCTTTATCCCCTGAATCAACGGGTTTACTCCAAGCATTCCAGTTAATTCCTTGATGTCAGTTCTTCTAAAAGATGTAGGAGCTTTCACTTCAGGATGCTGTCTTTCGTAAATGTAGTTTTGCACAGCAACAGAAGCTTCCTGAACTCGCTGTTTGGCGTCATTGCTTTTCGTCGCTGAATATTCAGAGGTAGCGGCATCCAGGTTCGCCTTTAACCCTTGGAAATTAGGGTCTTCAGATAGACTGGCGCTTCCGCTCCCAGCCCCAAGCACTTGATTCAGTTCGGCATCAGTCATCTTTCCTGCTGCATATCTTGCAAGCGCTGCGCTAATGGCCGTAGGTTGCTGCGGAGCTGGTCCAACCGGAGCATACCGAGCATACCCACCCTTATTCTGTACAGTCGCATTATGAATATCCCGGTTGAGGGACTGATTCGCCAGGTTATTCTGCTGTGTAATGGCTTGTTGTCCGGCTTGCTGTGCATCCTGTGCCCCAGCTTGCAGGAGTTGGGAGATTTGAGGTGGGATATCAGTCGGCATAAAGAACGGGGAAGTATTGGCATCTGGCATAACGGAAGGTCTGGACAGGCTAATGCCTGCTGGGAGGACTCCAGGGAGAGCGCCCGGGGTCCCGTCTCCAGAGTCAAACTGAGGGCCGGACAACGCCCCGCCTGGAGCGCCGAAGCTTCTCTTTGCTTTATCCAGAGTGCTGCCAGGAGTCGTTAGAGAGAGCCTTTGGCCATCTTGCATTGCATTGACGCCAAGCCCACGGTTCATAAAGTTGGAGACACCACCGAAGTGCTCAAGGGTAGACTTGAGCATGTCCATATCGTAATCAGCATATGGATCTAGATCAGCGTTTTCCCCGTGAAGCTGAGCGTTATACCAAGGATTAGCGCGGTTTTTTCTAATATCTCCCGACGACTGGTTCGCAAAGTCTGTATCAAATGGGCCTTCTATATCGATCCCAGTTCTGGTTTTAAAGATAGTAGCATTGTTTACGTCAGTCGATGCCTGCCGATTCCTCTGATACTCCATCTCATTCTGGTACTGCCGGTTCATCATATCTTGATAATGCCGCCTGGACAGTCCAGAGACGGCATTCCCCAATCCAGCCAGGGCGGTTCCCCTTGCTTCAGGATTGGCAAGGTGAGCGCCGTAAGATCCAGTTAGAAAGTCGATGGCAGGGCGTGCCATATCCAGAATGCCAAAGCCGGTATTTCCGTATTGAGCATTGTTGTAACCGGCTGCGGAGCCAAATAGCTTGCTTAAAGCGCCGCCGATATTCCCGAAGGAAGGATTACTTGCCATTATGCGAACCCTCTCCCCATCATCGGACGGCCAATCCTGCCGAGCGGCATAATCTGCCCGCCCATCAGCGTTGAAGGCATTTGCTGATACTGTGTCTGGTTTCTGTTCTGCATTCCTTGCATCATCATCTTCATTCCGGGACCCATTAAAGCGTTAGCCAGGGTATTCATTCCCCCGCTGCCTGCCGTTGATCCCATCAAGGCAGAGCCGAAAGACGGAGCGGAACCAGCAGCTCCTCCAATTCCACCCATAGCGGCAGATCCCAATGTAGACGCACCAGCCCCAAGAGAGCTTCCTGCTGCCCCACCGGCGATACTGCCAGCAGCGCCAGAAGCAAGAGAGCCCCCCGCAGCACCGAGCCCACCTAATCCGGCGATAGCAGAACCGGCCATTCCACCCAAACCACCAGCCGCACCGCCAAGCAGAGCGCCTTTGAGTCGGTTATCTTTATTGGTCATCGCGCCAATTCCGGCACCGGCAAGCATCCCTAAAGGGATTAAAAACGGTATAGGCATATACTCTTACTCCTTAAAATAGCGAACTGCCGAAACTGCGAGAGCCGCCGCCGATTCTGTTCTGAACCGCCTGGAAGCGCTGAAGCGCATTGTTAGACCCGGCCTGAGAACCTTGGAAAGAAGGATCCAACAATGACAAGGCTCTTTGTGTGGGCGAGTTGATAGAGGTATCAAATACAGAAAGGGCGGAGATGAGAGGCTGAAGTTTCAGGTTGGGAAGATCGTAGCTCTGTAGATAGGATTGATTCTGGAGATCCGACAACCCCTGCATCAGGTTCTTATCAAGCTGGTTGGCTCTGAAGTTTTCAAAGCCTACTGAGTCCATTACCCCGGAAGCATTGGCAGCTCCCTGCGCGTCTCCCAGAGTTTTGAAGTATTCATCCTTCAGCCTGGAAGCCTGGGGTTGATATAGGGAATCCTGAAACTTTTGCCGCTCCTGCTCATTTACCGCCACATTGGGACGGATCTGATCCAGCAGATCAGCAAACTGTTGTTTCCCACTATTGAGGGCGCGTTCTTCCAGCGGATCAAGATAGATATTGTCGGTATAGGTTCGATTGGAATCGTTATACAGACGGCTAGAGACTTCTTTACCGTTGATGTAGGTTCGTTCGCTGGTTGGAGCCGTTTGGGCTTGTGCTTGCGCTTGGCTCTGCGCTGGAGATTCTTTTTTACTTCCCATTGGGCTTATCCTTCAGATATTCGGGTAATAAAGCTAAATTCAGGATGCTGGTCGGTCTGCCGTTATACCGCAGCTCGTTTTTTGAGATGCCTTCCTTGCGGAATCCGATTGCCCGGGCAACAGTTTCAGCAGGCTTATTGAACGTCGGGA